GTCTATGGTGTGAGCCTTCTATAAAATCTGGCCACATACATTTTACAAAAGATAGAAAGTCATCTTTGGCTTTGTTCTGTATCTTTTTTTCAGCATGCATGACTTGCAGCTGTTTAAATTTTCTACGAACATCTGCAGGTAGTTTACTTATATCTATATTATTCAATTCCATAAAAAATTTTTAAAAAATTTTTTGCACTGTGTTTAAAGTGTTCAACATGTTTTTACCAGGTAAAACTGTCTAAATCAAGCAATACAACCTAGAGTAGTGGGACCCCTTTACATATAAAAGGGGGGATGGGTCTAAGTTATTAATGATGTTCGGGATTGGTTCGGGACCCCTGGCCCGTTAGGGCCAGGGATAAGAAAGGTTAGTCCAGTAGGACCATATATTGTTTGGTAAAGTGTTTACTAAACCAATCCAATCCTGTTCTAACTGTGTTATAATCTTGGAACATTTCAGCCCCAGTAATTACATCGTATACAGCTACAGCAAATGCCGGCAACGTACATGAGTCGCCACCAAATCTATTTCTTACAATCTCCTCTTTTGTTGGGTCCTCTGGTAAAGACACAGCAAAAGGAAGTTTGTATTGTTTATTATTATAAGTAATTGTTTTCATATATCCTTTCTTGTTATAGGATTATCCTATCATGATTGCCTTGTTTCGTCAACCTCTAAATTCCAATTAATATAACCCCATTGACTACGTTCTTTTGTAGGGTCCTTGATAGGTGTTTCAAGGCACTCGGTCCTTGGCGCAATGGCTGTTATTTCATTTACATACTTATTAGCAAAATCATTGTAACAGCTGTTGCTACAAAACTTAGAATAGAAATTATCTCTATTCCAATTATTTAATTTAACTTTACGAGTTCTTAAAACCTTTGAGCCCTTAACCCCTCGCACTCGGTCAACTGTGTGTGATTTGTGGCAACTCGGACCATGGCACCAATTAAAGTCTGTCATCTCTGCCCTCCATTTGTGGAAACATAAAAAACCATTTAACTAAAAATGTGCCTGCGATTATTAATCCTAAAGTCATATCAAAATGGATTGCAATAATGCAACCCAAAAAGATTACTGCAAAGTGCAATGCAAAATAAAATGCTCTCAACATTAGTGCCTTACTTTCCATGAAGTAGTCGCAGTTCTATATCCCAATGCGTCCAGATCATAATAAACATAATAAGGCACACCTTGTTTAGTGTGTCCAAATCTGCATTTGTCGTTGTGTTGTCCTCGTCTAGTAATATGTTTTTTGTGCTTACTAGCCCAATAAGTTATGTAGAATGTTTTAGTCATTTATACCTTTCTGTTATACTAGGGACAATATAGGATTGTCCCTAGTTTGTCAACCACTAATTTAAACTATTTTGTTGCTCTTGCAGTAGTTGTTTTGCAATAGCAATTTTTTCCTCCCTAGTTTGTTCAACCTCATCTGTTAAAAGATCAGCTAGATTTGTTGGACTATAGATTGATAAAGCCATACTAGAATGTGCGTCTAATACACTCTCGTTTAAAACCACTCCAAGTTTATCAGCTAGTTCTTTTGCTTGGTCAAAGTATCTGTAAGATTTTAAACCAAGTTTTAGTTTTTCCATTTTTTTATTTACATGGTCAAAAAGATTTTTATGTGCAAGAATTACATTGTCTTTTGCAACCATAAAAGATTTAAACCAATTATATTCTGCCTCATTAGTTTGAAACATACGACTATGACAATAAGATGTTCCGATAACAATAAGTTTAAAATCATTTTCCCATTTATCTTTTTGAAAATCTGATTGTCCACTTACATCATTACGACTACCATAACCCAAATAATTACTAACTTGACTTTCAGCATTATAATAAGTCGGATTTCTTTTTTCATATTTGTCGCCAAGTCTTACATCATAATCTGCGTCAATGCCTTTTGCTTTTATCTCATCACGATAGTAAGCAGTTAAAAATTCTTTATCTGCTTTAAACTCAACATGAACATCATCAAATTTCTCAACTGGATTGTCGTTGTAGTCGGTGTCCATACGAGGTTTATTAGTTTGAACATGAAAACAATTATCATTATATAATCTTCCACCACTATCGCCATACTTATTAACCATAGAACGAATTGTGTCTACATCTTCTTGTGGTTGATGAAATCTTACAAGTTGATTGATTTTAACTTTTGCTTGTTCTCTCATATTGTTGTAAGTTTCTTTTGCCTCTGTCCAAGATTTTTTAAATTTTGAATTACTTTCAAAATGATCTTGAAATACATCAGCAATCACTTTTCGCTTATCTGCGTTAAGTGTTATTCTTTTTTGTTTTTCCATTTTTGCCTTTCTGTTAATAATTTATTTTTAACACTTGACAATAGGATAGTCAAGCATTATATTGGATATGAATTTGACCTAAAATTCACCTACGCCCTTTTGCTAGTCTACGGCGTTATAAACTCAAACTAGCGAGATTAGACCCTGTATCACACCGCAACTTGTTGCCGTCTTTACAGGGTGCTGATCCCTGGTCTATTGACTGTCGTGACATAAACTACGACTAGAAGTGCTAGTTGATTCTCTCGTAGGTTACCGATACTAGCTAACGGCTGTACAGGGTTGATGGACCTGGGATCAGTTAACAGGTTAAGCCCTGGTCGACCGGTAAACAATTGCCGCCGGGCTTCACTTAAGAGTATGCTGTTGGCTGGTCAACAGAAAGGAATTATGAGTAAACAAAAAATTTTGATAAATCATTGGCGCTGGCTCCAGGCTCAGGGCCCAAGCTACAAGCAACAGGCCGCAAGCTGCAAGCGTCAAGCCGCAAGCTTGACAAGGGACCTGTATTGTGTTATAGGATATTCAAGGAGAAAGAAATATGAAAACAGATGAAGCATTAAAAATTATAGGCGGCAGCCTGAGCAAGCCGTCAAAGATGCCTGGCTGGTCGATAGGTTTACCCGCGAAGGAATGCAAGACAGGCTCGAAGCTCAGGAAGATAGAAGGCAGCACCTGCTATGACTGCTACGCTCTAAAAGGTTGTTATGTCTTCAAGGTGGTTCAGGATGCACAGTACAGGAGACTGGCAGCCATCAAAGACCCGCGATGGGTCGAAGCAATGGCTCACTTGATCAACAGCAAGAAGCCGGATGTATTTAGATGGCATGACAGCGGCGATGTCCAAGACCTAGACCATCTTAACAAAATTTATGAAGTCTGCAGGTTGACACCAGGCAAGCGTCACTGGCTCCCGACGCGTGAAGCATGGATCCAGAAGCACTTAGCCAGCAAACCTGAAAATTTAATTATAAGATTCTCAATGCCAATGGTTGACCAGGCCCCAGCGGGCAGCTTCGAGCACTATTCAACGGTGGTGAAGAGCGGCGCCAATTGCCCAGCACCACAGCAAGACAATGAATGCAGGGACTGTAGAAACTGTTGGAATTCTGAAATTAAAAATGTATCATATGGTATTCATTAAAATGTGGCATCACCCAAAATATTATAAAGAATTACGCAAGCGTAATAAATCGGATCAGGCCATTAGCAATCTCGACACTCGCGAAGTCGTTGACAGCGTGCGCCCTGATCCGGGCCTCAAGCCCCAAGCTGCAAGCGCCAAGCCTCAAGCTCCAAGCGAGTCAAGCAACAAGCCACAAGCTTCAAGCCCCAAGCAACAAGCTTCAAGCTCCAAGCCGCAAGCTTCAAGCTCCAAGATTCTTTGACCACGGAAAAGTTTCACGGTGCCTGAACCGAGGTGCTCTACCAAGATGAATGAGTTGTTAGGATGCTTCACGTGGAAGCTGATTTGATGTGGTGAGAAGCGTACCTTGTTACCCTTCGTAACTTTAAGCTCTACAGTGAAAAAGTGGCCATTAGTATTATAACCCAGTAGATCGGGAGTACCAAGTAAGCTATTATTTTCAAGTCTAATCCACGATATTTTAGGTATAAATTTCTTAACTTTTGCATATAATTTTCGCTCTGGTTTCAAGGTAACTAGGGCTTTCTAATCCGGTGTTTTAGGAGCGATAATTATCTTTTGAGTTGTAGGTTTTAGTACAACACGAATAGCACTTTGTCCAATTATATTTGACTCTTGAACTTCAATTCTTTTAACTTCCTCTAAATGCCCATCCACCTGCATGTAGATAGTAGCGTTGGATACTGCGTTACCTTTCTTGCCGTCCGTAAATTGGTCTAGATATTCCTGCAAATGTTTTACGTACATCTTCTAATTCCTTTTCAAGTTGTTTTCTTTGTTGACCAGCTTGCCTACATTTATGCTGTAGAAATGTAACTTGTTTTTTAAGTTTTTCTATTGTCTCTTCCAAATCGTTAGGCCCTCTGTCTGTATTCATTATTGACTTTATAGGATAGTTACCTTAAAAAGTCAATCATGGGATTACCAAAAAGACTTACAGAAATGCAAATGAGATTCGCCGAGTTCTTAGTATTCGGTGGACCTGACGGACCAATGACTCAGACAGAAGCTGCTGTAGCTGCTGGCTACAGTCCTAAACGTGCAAGACAAGAGGGATCAGAATTATGTAATCCAAAGTTATCACCACTTGTTGTTAAACATATAGGGCAATTGAAAGAAGAAAGACTTCGTAAACATGAAGTGACTTATGAAGGCCACGTTGCAGAACTTGCAAGACTTAGAGAGGCTGCTTTAAAGAAAGGATCATTCTCTTCAGCAGTGAATGCGGAAGCAAACAGAGGAAAAGCAGCAGGATTATACATAGATAGGAAGATAATAAAAACAGGAAAACTAGAGGACCTATCAGAACAAGAGCTAGAAGCAAAGATGAAACAGATATTAGACGACTACGGGCAGTTAATAAATGTGACTCCATCTACAACTTCTGAATCTTCTTTACCCACTGTCGAGGAATCATCGTCCGATCCCCAAAAGTAATTCCATCTTCATCTTTATCATAAGACGCAAATAGTTTTATAGACTTACTATCTTTAGAATACAACCAACCTTCGTTAACTGGTTTAGCCAATTGCATTTTATTAAATTCTTTTTCACTAGCCCAGGCAGAGTCACTAACACAGTCGACCCACTCCACTCTTACCTTCTGAAAAGGTATATCAGGAGTTGTTTCAGTGATGACAGCTTTTCTTCTTTTCTTAGGCATAATATTTTTTACAAGTTCGACACCTAAATGACAATTTATTTTTTTGTTGCGCTAAAAATAAAAAAAAGTTGAGAGGTGTCGC